CCCCCCGATACCTCCTATACTGAACCTCATCCGCAACGAAACAAACCTCGGCTTTCCGATAGCGGTCAATCAGGGCATCCGTGCTTCAAGTGGTGACATCATCTGCCTGTTAAATAATGATGTTATCGTGACCCCCGGATGGTCGGAACGGCTCATTAAAGCTCTCGACAGGTTCGCCATCGTCGGTCCCATGACGGACACGACCTCCGGGCATCAATCAATTTCAATTCCTGTCTATTATGACAAGGAAGGGCTTTATAAAAACGCCACCGAGTTCAGCCGGACCAGGGCAGGCAGGACATGGGAAGTCAACTGGCTCATCGGGTTCTGCTTCATGTTTAAAAGATCACTTTATGACGAGCTGGGCGAATTTGACGAATCCATCTGGCCATCGTCCGGCGAGGAGATAGATTTCTGCTTCCGGGCGAGGGAGAAGGGCCACAAAATTGGCATTGTGCAGGATGTCTATGTCCACCATGAGGGGTCAGCGACGTTCCTTGCCATGCGGGATGAGCATCCCTATGAATTGATTGTTGAAAAGAGTAACAAACACTTGCAGGAGAAGTGGGGCGAGGACTTCTGGCAGAGACAGCTTTTACCCCTGACGGACGGTACCGGGGTTCGTCTCAATGTCGGGTGTGGCCAGTTCAAAAAGGAAGGATTTGTCAACATCGACCGATCGGATATTGTGAATCCGGATCTTCAGGCCGACGTGCTGAACCTCCCCTACGACCCCGGAACGGTGGACGAGATTTACGCAGGCCATATCCTTGAGCATTTCGTTTTCATCGACGGGATGAAGGCCCTGCACCATTGGCATACGCTACTCAAGCCGGGAGGACTGATCAGCGTGGTCGTGCCTGACATCCTCTGGCTGGCAAGAGACTATGTGAACGACCCCACGGCAAAGCACCTCAAGGACTTCAACGATAAATACGTTTATTCCGAATCGCAGGAATCCCCGCACCTTTACGCCTACGACGAAACATTATTGAGAGAGGTCATGACTGACGCGGGGTTTGTGGACCTGAAACGGATGCCTGTGGATCATCCCTATTTCCCGATCCCGGTTGATTGGCAAACAGGGGTGCAGGGAAGGAAAGGGGGCGCCCTATGAAGATTGATAACTTCAAGCTGGCTATCGGCGTACCGACAAACTTCCCGCTTATCCCGGCGCATTTCTTTGATTCATTCATCGCTATGGAGAAGCCGAACTTTACCTATGTGCGGTCAAGCTACGGCAACATCGAGAACATGAGGAATCAGCTCGTCCAGCAGGCCTTGATTGCCCGATGTACCCATATCATTATGATGGATGCGGATCAGGTCTATCACGTCAAGACGATTACAAAGCTCTTGGCGCACCGCCTACCCGTCGTTGGGTGTCTGGTTTATCGGAGATACCCTCCCTTTGATCCTCTCATGATGGCGGGAACGCAGGGGCATTACAAGACGATAACAGAATGGGAGCCGGACTCCCTTGTGGAGGTGGATGCGACTGGGACGGGCTGCCTGCTATTCGAAACCGAGATTTTCCGGGCGCTGCCTTATCCGTGGTTCCGGTTCAGGACAGGGCCATACGGTGAAACCATCGGGGAGGACTTCGGCCTGTGCATGGATATACGCGAGAAGGGATATAAGATATTTGTGGACACTTCCATCCCGGCAGGGCATCTGACGAGCATGGAAGTCAATGAAGGGACGTGGCGGCTTTTCAATAAAGTCAAAGAAGCCGAGCTGAAGCGTGAGCATGAAATCAAACATGGAGTCTTGAGCAACAAAAAGTAAAAGGAGGACAGGACAATGGCATTAACAGCAGCAGCAGGAAACAACGCGAAGGTTACTCTGGGGGCAACCACCGTGCTTGGCATGGGGAACTGGAAGATGAGCGGTATTACCGTTGATCTTCTGGAATCAACGGCCTTCGGAGATACGGCAAAACAGTTCATCACCGGATTGATCGATTACGGAACGGTGACGTTCGGCGGCGTCTATGACGTATCCAACGCCGGGGGTCAGTCCACTCTTATCAGCGCCATGCTGAACAACTCGAAGATACCGAATCTCCGTTTGTTCATCAATTCCGTTTCTTCATGGGTGCCGAATGTCACAGGATTGTCGGCGGCGGGCGTGTTGATCACTTCCGTTTCCATCGGTCAGGACAAGAGCGGGCTGGGCACCATCGAATTTGCCGGGAAATATACAGGCCCGGTCGTGTTTGAGTAAAACACAGAAAGGGATGGGTGATTTATGACGACCTTCGACATCATCGAAGATGGGGGGACGTGGTTCGATCTTGAGGGCGGTGGCCGCATCCAGTTGAGGACGGTATCGCCGGAGATATTCCGCCAGATAAATCGGCGCTGCGTGAAAAAGCGTGTCGATTTTAAAAAGGTGGACGGCACGCCGGGGAGGTTTGAGTATGAGGAAGTGAACGATGACCTCAAAAACGAACTGTTCTGGGACGACTGCATCGTGTCGTGGGAGAATCTGTTTGACGGCAAGGGGAATGAAATCCCCTGCACCAAGGAAAACAAGATTGTCCTGATGAATCTGCGGTCAGGAAAGTTTCGCAGCTTTGTTGCGGATTGCCTGAAAGTCCTCACAGAGATGGAGGCGGAACAGGCAGAGGTGGCCTCAAAAAACTGATTGAATGGGTGGAGTGGATTGATGACCCACTGCGCCCATCACGTCAGGCGTTATTAAATGAGAGACGGGCGGCAGGGTTGGAGGTTCAGCCCTACGAGGTCCAACTCCTTGATGAAAATCAGGCAGCCGCAGCCGTCTATATGATGACGAGGCGCCAGGTGGTGACAGCAGAGGAGGGCCGGATAGTGGACATCTCAATCCCGGCAGTCAAGATAGCAATGGACCTTCATGGCGTGAAGGACCAGAGGACATGCCTCCTGCGGGTCATCAATACCTTTCATCACTTCCGGGGGAAGGAATGAGAATAGCTAACTGGAATCCTGATGCCATTACCGCAGAAGTTGAAAAAAAGGCGATGGACCGGCTTGAGAAAGCGGGGGAGGTTGTAGCGGCAGCCGCCCGGACAAAGGTTCCGGTGGCAACCGGGAAATTAAGGAGCACCATCCGGGTCACAAGGCTAAAAGGTGATCCGAAACTTGATATTCGCGTTTATGCCGGAAATAGAGAGAAGGATGGCGCCTTTTACGCCCACATGGTTGAGATGGGGACCGTCAAGATGAGGGCGAGGCCCTTCCTTCGTCCGGCTTTGAATGGAGCTAAGGGTAATATCATGGCCATCATGGAGAATGGATAATGGCAAAACTTTGCTCAGAACATACAAGGATGCTGCGATCCGAAGCCGCGAAAAAGCGGTGGGATGATCCGGTATTTAAGGAAATGGTCAGCAGCAAACTAAGGAAAAGAGTGTCTTTGCCGTGCCGATGCGGGTGCGGGGAGATGACAGCGCTCGGGAAAAAATTCGTTCACGGACACAATAGCCGAGTTGCCCACCCAATGAAGGGAAAGAAGCAGACGGTAGAAGCTATAAAGAAAATGAAGAAAGGCAAGGTATACCTAAAAGGCAAAAACCATCCCATGTTCGGGCAAACACATACAGAAGAAGTGAGGAAGCGGCTAAGTGTTTCACATGCGGGGATTCCTTTATCAGAAAAACATCGGGCCAGTATTGGGAAGGCCAGCAAGAGGGTGTGGGCAAGAATCAGTGAAGAAAAGAAGAATGAGTGGGCGGCAAACATAAGAAAGGGGTTGCAGTGTTTCCCGAACAAGCCTGAATCAGCGATCCTATCAATCCTCGATTCCATGTATCCCGGACAATGGAAGTTTGTAGGCGACGGGCAGCTTATCATTTCCGGGAAGAATCCGGATTTCATCAATATAAACGGTCAAAAGAAGATCATTGAACTGTTCGGGGATTATTGGCATCGGGGCCAAAACCCACAAGACCGGATCGACACGTTTAGGCCGTTTGGGTTTGATACTCTCGTGATCTGGGAACATGAACTGAAAAACATGGATGCCGTAATAAAGAAAATCCATGAATTTTCGGAGGTTGCATAATGGCAGGCGGGCGGCTCGGCACGGTTTTTGTGGAATTAAGTTTAGATGACAAGGTTTACCGTCAGAAGTTGGGTGAAACTCTAACCAGCACCCAGGCAACCGCGAAGGGTATTGAAACGTCATGGCGGACGCTGGGAACGAAAACCGACGCTATCTATGACCAGCAGCGGAGGTCTTATCAAAATGCCCTGACTCTTATAAAAAATTCCACAGACTCTACAAAACAGGACATAATCCGTGCCGAGCAAGCGGCAGCCGCCAAGATCAAAGCCATCAACGAACAGCAGTTCGGGCATCAAACAACATTGCTTGAATCAATTAAGAGTAACTGGCTGGCTGTTGCGGCTGTGGTTGCTGTTGCGTATAAGGCCATTGGCGCTGTTTCTGATATTGTTATGGCGGCTGCACGGTATGAAACCCTCGGTGTTGTGATGAGGACGGTAGGGACAAATGCCGGATATACAAGCGAACAAATGGAGGGCTTTGCCAAGGGTCTGGAAAAAACAGGCATTTCAATGAGTGGTTCAAGGGAAACCCTGACTCGGATGGCGCAAGCGCATCTTGATCTTTCCAAGGCAACACAACTTGGCCGTGTGGCACAGGATGCCGCTGTTATCGGCAATGTAAATTCAACGGAGGCTTTTCAACGTCTCGTTTACGGGATTCAATCCGCCCAGGTCGAAATGCTCCGGACTATCGGAATCAACGTCAATTTTGAGAACTCTTATCAGAAAGTAGCGAAGGAAACAGGGAGGACCACCACCTCATTCTCTGAGGCTGAAAAAGCCGCAATCCGGATGAACGTGGTCCTTGATGCCGGGGCAGGGATCGCGGGCACTTATGAGGCTGCAATGGGCACAGCCGGGAAACAGCTACTTTCCCTTGAGAGGCATTTTGACAATCTCAAGGTGCTGGTTGGAGCTGCCTTCACCCCTGCCCTTGCAGAAATCATCGAAATCATCACAGGCGCCGTAGTAAGTCTGAACGATGAACTTAGTGGTGACAGTAAAGAAGCAATAGAGTCATGGGGCGTGGCTTTCCGGGTTGGGATTATAAGCATTGAAGCCGAGTTCATGCGGCTGGCAATGTTGCTTGATAAGATCGGCGGCACTATGACCTCAGCGCAAATGCTTCTATATGGCCCCGGTGCTGCATTAGGGGTAGAAAGTAGCACAAAACGGTTTGCGGCTGCTGCTGAGGCGAACATGATGTATGAACGCCGCTATGAAGAAACCAGCAAAGCCCTTGAAGCCCTTGCCATCAAGCAGATAAATCTTGAAAACTCCCTTACTAAGGCCGGGAAAGCAACGGCAAAGGCGATGGAGGCTAAGGCCGAGGCTGCTAAGATTGCAGCAATCGCGGCGGGGGCAGTCAATAAAGCCGAAGGACAAACAGCAGAGGAATTAAAGAAAACAATGAAGGCGATGGAAGCCCTCATCCCCATAGCGGCCAAGTGGGGTGAGGAAAAACTCAAAATGTCCAAGTCCGCCTTCTCCGAAGTATTAAAGAAGGAAGGGGCAAGCATAAAAGAAATGAGGACCGGGCTGGATGCCTACCTCACCACCTTAAAGGATGTCTATTCAACTCGCATCGAAGGCGAGAAGGCCATCGCGGAGGCTATGAAGGCCGGCGGCGGGAAGCCGGAAGAAGCGATGAAGGCGCAGCTTGAGGGCTTGAAGCAGGAGAAGGAACTCGTAGAGGCCAGACTGGAAGGATGGGGAACATATTACAAGACACTTGAGGGCCTGCATTCAAAAGCCACCGATGCTATGAAGACGAAGACAAAAGAGCTGGCGGCCCTTGAAAATGCAATCGCCGCACAGCGGATGGCTAATAGCAACCAAATGGCAGGCCTTCAGGAGAAACTTCTCATGGCTCAGGGTAAGGCGGCCACGGACGAAAGCATCTATAAATTGAAATTGATGGCAATCGAGCAGGAACGCGATGCCGCGAACCGACTTTCAGGGGAGGCGCAGATCAAGGCGCTTGAGGCGGTAAAGAGTAAATATGGAGATTTGACAAATGTAGTGACTTCATCCGGGACGAAGTTTGATTATGCTACGGGGAAATGGGTTGAGGATCTGAAGGTCGTCGTCACACAGGAAGAAGCAATAAAGCAGGCGATGGAGAACGTCGCCGCTATACAGAGGCAGATTGAGATTTCGCAGGATGCGTCACGTCAGGCAAAGCAAGCGGAGATAGAGACGAATAAGATCTGGTTGGCTGAACTGACTACCACAATGGATGCAGCCAAGATAAAAATGGATGAGTACAAGGCTAAAATTATTGAGCTGGCGGCAGAGATCAGCAAGGTCGAACGAACGGTTGCCGTTACGGTTTCGGTTGTAGATAAGATCACTCCGGCCATTGATGGCATTCTGGCGAAACTGGATCAGTTGAAATCAGTGCAAATTACATTCAACGCGGACGTAACAACGGGGCCTTCGTATAAGGGAATCTCCACTGATCTCATGTACACCATCCCCGGCTCGGGTGGCGGCGGCGGAGGCACGGCAGGCAGCACCCTATGGCAGGGCAATACAGGCACCCTGTGGCAGGGTCAGAAAGGTACCGACCCCTCTAATGACCCGGCATGGTGGGGAAGTTCTCCTGTGGGTGATCCATCTGCAAGTGCGGCATGGTGGGGAGGC